TAAGTACACATGTTAAACCTGATGGTAAACTTCATGTGAGACTACTACAACACAGAACTGCAACAGGTAGGTTTAGTGGTGCTGACCCTAACATGCAGAACATGCCTAGAGGTGGTACGTTTCCTGTAAAGAAAGTGTTTGTATCACGTTGGGAAGGTGGCAAGATACTTGAAGCTGACTTTGCACAGCTAGAGTTTAGAACGGCTGCCTATTTATCACAAGATGAAATAGCAATAAAGGAGATTAAAGATGGTTTTGACGTACATTCATACACTGCTTCTGTCATTACGGAATCAGGTCAGAAGACTTCTAGGCAAGAAGCCAAAGCCCATACCTTTGCCCCTCTATATGGAGCAACAGGATTTGGGAGAACGAATGCTGAAGCTAAATATTATGAACAGTTCACAAAAAAATACAAGGGAGTCGCATCATGGCATTCCAGATTGGCTGAGGAAGCTATAAACACAGGCATGATAACAACTCCATCAGGTAGACAGTTCTCTTTCCCTGATGTAAAAAGAAAACGCAATGGTACTGTTTCTCATTTCACGCAGATAAAAAACTATCCTGTACAAAGTTTTGCAACTGCTGACATTGTTCCTATTGTCCTTGTACACATACAGAAAGAGCTTGACAGGTATAAGTCTTGTGTGGTAAATACTGTACATGATTCTATTGTTATAGACATACATCCAAACGAGGAAGAGGAAGTGTTAAACATAATACGAAATACCAATAAGTCATTGAATAATATAATAAATTTAGAGTTTGGAATAGACTTTGATGTGCCTCTTTTGCTTGAGGCAAAAATAGGTACTAATTGGCTTGACACCAAAGACGTATCGTGATATAACTATGTTTCTTTTGAAAGGAGTAAATTAAAAAATGACAGATTTAGTTACTATTAATACAGATAATTATGCTAATATGGCTAAGGCAATGGGCTTACCCACAACTAGCAATGAGAAAAAGACTAATGTCTTAAACAGATTTAGAATATGGCATAACCCAACAATGGGTATGGGTGAAGCTAATGGCAGGTCTGTTAAGATGGAAGTCGTTGAGGGTGGTATGTACAGGTTGGAAATTCCTAGTGACCCAAGTGTATATTACTTCTCTCAAAAGGTAGAGTTCAGACCTTTCTTGCAGAGGTATATGTATAAAAAGTTTAAGCAAAATCATAATGCTAAAGATGGAGAGAAGCAGGGTGGTTATGTTAAGACTATACTAGCAGATACTTTAAACATAGACTTGAAAGATAATGATGGAACATTTAACTGTGGTAAACCTACAGGTTACGTTAAAGATTTCCAAGCATTACCTGAAGAGACACAGAAACTTATAAAGACAATAAAACGTAATAGAGTTGTCTTTGGTCTAGTTAAAATGATTAACCCTGTTAAAGGTATTGATGGAAATGAGATAGCTGACTTACCTGAGTTTCCTGTTATATGGGAGATTGAAAACAGGGATGCCTATAAAGCTATAGGAGATGTCTTCTCTACCTTTTCAAAAATGCAAGCACTACCTCTGCAACATATTATTAAGTTAGAGGGTACTAAGGAAAACAAGATGAATAATGGTGGTAGTTTTTACACACCAATAATTCAGCTAGATACTTCTAGAAAGATAGAAATAACTGACAAAGACCATAAAGCATTTGGTGATTTTCTAGATTGGGTAAAGGCTCATAATGATGGTATCGTCAATGCTTGGGATAAAAGAGTTGCAGAGAGACAGGACGAAGTATCAGATGAAGATATAGAGACTGTAGAGGACTTTATAGATGTAGAGATAGATACTGATGCTAAGTAACAATGCTTTCAAAGCACATGGTATCAACTACCTATCTCCTAGTAGTATAAACACATATATAAGTGACCCACCTATGTGGGTCGCTAGGTATTTATTTAAAGTCAAATCTTCAAGTGGTGCAGGTGCAGTTCGTGGTATAGCACAAGAACATGTATTAGCTAATAAATATAAAGAGGGTACATTTGACTACGACATGTTAGAGATGAAGTTTATGTCGCTATGTTCTGAATCTATGATTGACTTAGGAGATAAGAAGACAGAGAAAGAAAGAAATCTCTTAAAAAACTTTGGTGAAGTTATTGATAAAAATTTTAATTATGAGAACTTAGAAGATTACCAAGAAAGGGTTGAGGTGCAGTTAGATGATTTACCTGTACCTATAATGGGTTATATAGACTTTAGATTCAAGGATAAAATAGTGGATTTAAAAACATCTACTAGGATGCCATCGCAACCAACAGAAGCACAAAAGAGACAGATGGCATTGTATTCTATGGCATACCCAAAGAATAGTGTGGACTTATTTTTTGCTACACCTAAAGAGCATAAAACATTCACACTTAAAAATCTGACTTCGTATAAGAAACAACTTGAAAAGGTTGCGTATAGTATACAGAAGTTTTTGTCTATCAGTCAGGATAGACATGAGTTAGCTTCTTTTGTTTATCCTAACTTTGACTCTTGGATGTGGAGCGGTAAGATGAAAGAAGAAGCAAAGAAAATATGGAGTGTAAAATAATGGCAGATGAAAAAAAATTAAATGATTTAAAAGCTAACATTGAGAACATGGAGAAAGAGTTAGCTGAAGCGAAGAAAGCCTATCGTGATATGAAAACGAAAGGTTTAAAGGATGCTATGGAAGCTAAGAAACTAGCTGATGAAGCAGTAAAGGAAGAGCTAAAAGCATTAGGATATACCTATAATAGTAGCTCATCTTATTCTGAATGGAATCCATTTACAGGATGGAGAACATTCCTATAGCACTCTCTCATAAAGCACGTAGAGAAGCAATAAAGAATGGGTATAGGAGTGGTCTTGAGCACACTCTGTCTCTATATTTAAAAGAACATAAGTGTAACTTTTCTTATGAATCAATAAAGATAGAGTGGGAAGACTTATCGTATCGCACCTATACCCCTGATTTTATATTAGACAATGGTATAATCATAGAAACTAAAGGAAGGTTTATTGCATCAGACAGACGTAAACATTTAGCTATACAAAAGCAACATCCTAAGATAGACATTAGGTTTGTGTTTACAAACAGTAGAGTTAAGCTATACAAAGGCTCTAAAACTACGTATGCTCAATGGTGCATAAAGAATAAATTTAGGTACTACGACAGAATAATACCTGAAGATTGGCTGAAAGAAAAAGGTAAAAACAAACACCCAACTTTCATAAAGTTTGTTGGCAAAAAAGTAAGGAGATAAAATGGAAAAATGTGACAACAAAGGCAATTACTTCTTCGTAGAAATAATACCATCAATTGACGATGAAGGACATTGGGATGGTAAATTTCAGTTGGCTATACAAGTTAGAAGGTCTAATATAGATGACGATAGTTTCTTTGCATTAGAAAATCTATGTCAAATGACTTGTGCTAGTTTAACACTAATGGAAGAAGATAGTAAGTTCAGAAACACAGTTGATGCTTTCTTGCATACCCCTGAGAACGAAGATATTAAAAAACCTTTGCCTATTGACAATGTAACTGAAAATGTGATAAAAGTTAATTTTGAACGTAAGTTAGAAAGGAATGAGAATATTAAATGAGAATAGAGCAAGAAGAACAAAAGGCTGATATGGTAAACAATCCACCTCACTATAATAAGTCAGGCATTGAAACTATACAGGCTATTAAAGCTATGACAGATAATGGTTTTGAACATTACTTACAAGGTAATATTTTAAAATACATATGGAGATACAGATACAAAAATGGAGCAGAAGACTTACGTAAAGCTCAATGGTATTTGAATGAATTAATTGATGTTGTTGAAAATGATAATAAGAGTTAAAATAATGATGACGTTAGATGTTGACCCTGAAGAGTACCCTGTTCCTGCAGATGGTATGGTTGAAAAAGAAATTGAAGACCACATGCAAGAGTATATACATGATATATCAGGCATAAGAATAAGACACATGAAAGCTATTAGCGAGGAGAGATAAATGCAAAACTATTTACCTACTGATTATCAGAATTTCATTGCCCTTTCTAGGTATGCAAGATGGAAAGATGATGAACAAAGAAGAGAGAATTGGGGAGAAACTGTTGACAGATACTTTGGTTACATAAGTAAACATCTAAAAAGTAACTATAACTATGATTTAACTAAAGCTCTAAAAGAAAAACTAACAGAACAGATAATGAACTTAGGTGTTATGCCTAGTATGAGAGCATTGATGACATCAGGACCTGCCCTAGACAGGTGTCATGTTGGTGGTTATAACTGTAGCTACATACCTGTAGATAGTCCACGTAGCTTTGATGAATGTATGTATATACTTATGTGTGGAACAGGTGTAGGTTTTTCTGTTGAACGTGAGAACGTAGACAAGTTGCCTATAGTCAATGAGCATTTTGAGGACAGCACTACTATCATCAAAGTAGCAGACAGCAGACCTGGTTGGGCAAGAGCACTAAGAGAATTAATATCTTTACTATATGTAGGACAAGTCCCAACTTGGGACATATCAGAGATACGACCTGCAGGTGCTAGACTAAAAACATTTGGTGGTAGAGCATCAGGACCTGCACCATTAGTTGAGCTATTCCATTTTTGCATAGCTAAGTTTAAAGGTGCTAAAGGCAGAAGACTATACCCTATTGAGTGTCACGATATTATGTGTAAGATTGGTGAAGTTGTAGTTGTAGGTGGAGTACGTAGGTCTGCATTGATATCTTTATCTAACTTAGGTGATGACCAAATGAGACATGCTAAGTCAGGTCAATGGTGGGAGAATGAAGGACAGAGAGCACTAGCTAACAATTCTGTAGCATTTA